CCTGAGTTACAGTATTATGAAGTTGCTTTAATGCTTCAATTGTTTCTGGAGTCTCTTCCCAACTCCAATCATTTGAATTTTTGTCAGAAAATGTGCGGATTGCCATGTCCTCTATAGCATCTCTTATTATGATAACACAGAATCACCCAATCTGCAACCCAGCAATTACCTTTTCTGCGGCAAATTGATTTGTCTTCTCTCCTGGATGTGCGGAATAATATCCAGACTTTTGCTTCCTCATATCTCTGGCAAAATCAATTTGATTTACAAAATTACATTGTAAAATCTGAGCGGTATCTGGGAATAAACTTAGTTCAAAATAATTAGTCCTATTCTTCCACATTTCTCTAAATGCTATGGCATTTAATTTTAATTGGATTATCGCATTATCCTTGTTTTCATTCCAATAATAACCAATTTTAAATCGATCATAATTCCAATTACCACAGTTCATAACTCTATCATTGGTGTAATATGGTAGTCTATATGGAGAGGTCCACAAACTTACAATTGCTCTTGGTGTTGGATATGATTCACTTAATAATGCAGCATTATGAAGAGTATATAGTGAAGACGACCCTGCAGCACCCAAATTAACTACAGGAATATTAAGTGCTTTCTGTATTTTATAGCATAATGTATCTTCCTCAGGCAACCCAACACCAAAAACGCAAGAATCTCCAAAAACTACAATCGATTTTGCCCAATTAATTTTATCAAATTCTTTTGTTCGATAACCAGCACTGTTAATATTATATTCAACGGTTTTTGTCCTAAATCTCCACTCTTTTGGAAGTTCTTTTAAATTTTTTTGATATAATACTTCACTATCTTGATCAAACCACTTGCAAACTCCAACAAGTAATTCTTTATTTGGAAGTAATAATTTATTATCAATTCTTTCAGTTAATTTTAATATTGTCATGAAAATATTTGAATATTGTAAAGTCTAGACCACTTATCACAATCTATTTCATCATTTAGTATTGGTTGTCCTTTAATATTTAAACTAGTATTCAATAGCATAGGATGTCCAGTTTTTTCCTTCCACTGATATAAAAGATTATAAAGTCTAGGAGCATCACTTTTTTTAACAGTCTGCAATCGACTTGTCCCATCAACATGCACGATCCCAGGAAACTTTTCTGGATACTTACATCTAACAGCATGTTGCATAAATGGACTCTCCACTAAATCATGATGCATATCAAAATAAGTATTTGCAAACTCTATTGGAACAACTGGAGAGAATGGTCTATAAGATTCTCTATTTTTTATCTTATTAACCTTATCTTTTATATTTGGATCCGTTGGATCTGCAATAAGACTTCTTGCTCCCAATGCCCTTGGTCCAAATTCTGCTCGACCTCGCGCAAGACCACAAACTTTATGTTCATACAAATAATTTACTATTTGAATATTTGTATGCTTATGTGGCAAATAATATCCAAGATATGGAGTAAATTTGATATGTTTCTTTTTATGTGCTAACACTGCACCAATCGCAGAACCACTATCTCCAGGTGCTGGCATTATCCACACGTTCTTAAAGTGGTTATATGCATGTCGATTAGCAACACAATTTAAAGCACATCCACCCATCAATACAAGATTATTAGTATGAACTAATTTTTTAGTCAATCTCAATGCATTATTAAAAAGTATTTCATATACTTCTTGAGTAGCAGCTGCAATATCTTCTTTAGATTCTTCTGGTCTCCAATTCTTACATCCACGATGTAAATTGACCTTACATTTAAAATCATCAGTTATAAAATCATCAAAGATAGCATCTTTTAACTTGCTCTTATCACCTAAAGCAGATAATGCCATTAAGATATATTCTTCTTCATTAGGTTTTAATCCGCATCTTTGAGTCATTGCAGAATATAATAAACCAATACTATTTGGATATTTTAATTCATATTTTAACTTTAAGTCTTTACCAGATGCTTCCCAAATTGTAAGTGTTTGGAATTCACCAATAGCATCAATAACAAGAACAGCAGCATGTTTAAATTTACTGGTAAAATAACCACCACATGCATGTGTATAGTGGTGGTTAAAGAATTTATGTTCACATTCGTAATATCTCTCAAAATTATTAACAAATGGTCCTTGACCAGCATAAATTTGCCTCATCCTCTTTTTTAGAGGATTCTCATACCAGCAGATTAATTCTGGTTTTCCATATCTCAAAGCATAATTTAACAATGAGTCCGATATATATGGGTCATTTTTAATTTTACTAAATCGTTCACTCTCACTGGCGAATACCAATTTGTCTTTTACAAATACTGACATAGCAGCATTATGACTATTAGATGATATTCCCCATGTTATCATATCTTTTCTCCCAATAACTTACTGGTAGTGTTGGATCTTCTTTTACAAAATTTTTAACCTTATTTGCGGGACACATTGAACAATATGATTCATCTTCTCTACCTAAAAATTCTTCCAATTCATCGTCTGTGCAACTTACATCTAATGGAGCATATTTTAAATATGGTTCCCATTTAGCACTAAGATTATATTTTTTAGATTGCATTGGCAAATATGCTAATGCTGGGCACTTCCAAAGTTTATTTTCATGCAACTGAATAGCATGTTTAGAGATACAAATTTCCCAACTTTTACGAGAATTATTATCCTCGTAAGGAATCATGTTTGAACCGAACCCTTTATATTGTGGAGTCCAATGTTCGTTAGTATAATCCCAAAATTCAACATGAACTCCAAGATCATGCTTCCACTGTTTGGCAAGATTATATCCCGTTTTAAACTTTTTTACGTAGTCCTTATGTGTTGTACTATGAATTGATATTGCAAGATTAGTTTGAGTCGCAATCAAAGCTTTTGGTAACTTGGGATGTAAGTGCAAAAAACTAGCATTTGAAACTAAATCAATTTGAGTATATGGATCTGGATATATCATCCTCACCAAATATACAAGATCGACCAATTCTTTATTAAGAGTTGGTTCTCCACCAAGTATAACAAATGTTTTAGGTTTGACTCTTTGACCCCAAATATATAGCCATTCTTTTGCAGTTTCTAGATTTAGTGTGCCAGAGTGTCCATGATTAGAGTAATGAGAGCATCCCTCACATGAAAAATTACATGCATGAGTAACATGCAGTTCTATCTGTTTGGTATCAAACTGTTTCATCTTTAGGATGAGAATGATAATTAAAATTAATTAATAAGCGTGTGGTTGAATTTGTACACGTAGTTGCAGTGTGTTTTAAATTACAATCGAATTTGCAGAATCTATTTGCAACACTTTTAACTTTTGTTCCATTTTCAAACAAAGTATATCCATCATTTGAATTTATATAATAAATTCCTGTTGTTAAATGTCCCCTAAAATCACAGTGAAATCCATTAGTAAAAACCTTTAGTTGTTCAGTCATTATCATACAATTTGCCTTAATTCTAGCAATTGCTGACATGTTTTCTTTTTGTATAATGGGTCGCATCAAATCAAAAGATGGACTTAAAATAGTATGTGAGGCAAAAATTAATTGTGTAAAGTGAAACCAATTATCTTCATCACCCAACATACTACATCCAGGGAAAAAAGTCCATGTACAAGAATTTGCGGTATCTCCCTTATCTAAGGCACCAGTAAAGTAATCATAAATTAATTGATGTTCTCTTTTGTGGAGATAATTATCAATAACTTCTATATTATTCATCAATGTATCCTGTCTCTTTTAACATCTCTACTGCTTCATCAAAAGACTTATAAAGAATTTGTAAACAAATTGCTTTACGATCAGGGAGTCCTGCTTCCATAGGATAGACCGAGTGTGGTTTAGATACATCAAGGAGATATGCATCTCCAGGGTGTGCCATAAATCTTACAGATTTTTTTAGATGACCTTCATGGAAGATTGCACCATCTGTTTGATTTGCAATTTTAGTTGTGGACGCTTCCTCTTGTGGATAATAAAATTGAGTTACACATCTATCTGTCTTAATATAAAAGTTGATGATTGCCTCAATGTTACTATCAGTATGAGGAGGAATCTTATAATTCAATTCCATCAAAGATAGTGTGCAGTTGTCCCTATAAGATTCTGGAATTACCTCAAGAAGACCGCTTTCATCTTTAGTGTTGATATATGAATATTTAATTCCAGCAAATCCAAATGGAGTATCCATTCCATATTCAATTTTTTTACCAGTTTTAAGATAGGAACCTACAAAAAATTGTCTATTTAATTTACGAAAAAACATTTAAAATCTCCTAGTCAGCGTAAGAATATTCTTTCCATTCAGGCACGTTACAATTTGCCAAATCAAATGCAACTTTATTCCAAGGTGCTCGTGGTTGACGAACTAATCTCATATTAGTATGTTCTAATAGTCTATTCCCCTTTTTAGTATTGCATGTAGAACATGCAACAACTAAATTTTCCCAATTATCCTCACCACCTTTACTACGGGGAAGAACATGATCTATAGTTAATCTATGCGTTGATCCACAATATTGGCAGGTATTACGATCTCTTTTATAAATCATTGATCTTGATGGTCGGCACCTGGCAGCATAATTAATCGGGACTTTAATATAACTCAGTAATCTAATTACTCTTTCAGATATGACTTGAACCTTTTCCTTTAAAACTAAAATAACCGCCCTCTTCCAATTAGTAAAATTGATTGGTTCATAACTTGAATTGAGAACAAGAATAGTTTGGTTTGGTTTAATCTTTAAATGTTCCATACTTAGTCATAAACATTTTGCTCTTGCTGTATTCTGTCTAAGTGATGATAAATTGTCTCCTTAGAATATTGAAATTCATCAAATCTTTTTGGATTATACTTTTCCATCTTATGAAGCATATTGATCCAATCATATCGTTTATCAACAACCCAACCATAACGACGTTCGTCGTGCATAATATCAAAAATAGAAAGCATCAGAACCAATACTAATTATATCACCTCATCATTCTATCTGATAAATCTAAATTATGCAATATCTCGTTGATGGTTCCCTTACAATCTTTGTTAATTTCCATTACTTCAGACTTTTTTCTTTGCCATCTGATTTCGGGTATGATTGTGGGATGTTGTTTTAACCATAGATAATCATCTTCGGTCAACTCAGATATTTTCCCCTTATTGATTTTAGTCAAAATACTTGCGTATTGTATTTTATCTGCTGCGTTCATATGCTTTTAACTTTGATGGGTGCATAAAATCAACCACAATAACACAACGATAATACTTTTGTGCAACCACTGGTGGTGGCATCACTGGTTGGTGATTTATATGAGAATGATGAATCAAAAGAGAATTCTCATCACCAGGAATAATTATCTCTCTATCCTTGTTTTCTATTAAAGTTCCATATATTCTGGATGGATTCTTAAGATAATATATCATACCCAAATCAAAGTGCTCATGACTGTGACTATTCCCATAATTGATGTATAACTCGTGAGTATAATTCTCTTCACTCACTCCCTTCATTCTCTTCGCCCAGTATGATTGAACATGATATTCTTTGATCCTGGGATTGTTGGTTATCTCCGCATAGTTATACAAATGAGACTTAACTAATTTAAAAAAATTAGTCCAACTAGTCTTATACCATAATTTTCGATCTTGAAGTCTATTTGTTGCTTCTACACTGGAATCCCACTTATCATCACATACTTCAAGTTCATTATCAATCTCTTTTAATAAATTAGATTGATCATATTTACTTAGCATATTATAAGCCCTGTAAATTGTATTGCCACAGAAATCAAAGTGCTCTACGTTTCGGGGATCTTCTGGATATTCCACAAACTCTTCAGGTATCATACAACTTTTTCCAATGACTTAGAGGTAGGAGAGGATTCTCAGGAGTAAAGTATTCTTCTTTTGCGGGGCACATTGAACAAAAAGATTCTTCCTTTTTAGTGAAAAATTGCTTTAGTTCATCTTTACTACAGGTATGATCTAAAGGAACATATTTTAAATATGGATCCCATTTTTCAGACAAATTATACTTTTGTGCCTGCATTGGTAAGTATGCAAGTGCTGGACACTTCCAAAGTTTTCCCTCATGTAATTGAACACACAATTTAGAGACACAGCACTTCCAACTGGATTTCGGATCATTGTCTTCAAATGGTTCCATTTTATCACCGAAACCCTTATATTGCCTAATCCAATGTATAATTGATGGTCGTATTTCTACAGGAGCACCTTTTGTAATCCACTCTTTCATTAACGCATATACAGACTCAAATTTTTCTCTGTATTGAAGATCACCATCAGAGTGAACAGATACTCCGAGAATAGTATTTGTTCTCTTTAAAGCCTTCCACAAATGTGGATGTTTATGTAAATGAAATCCATTAGAAATAACTTCTGTATAAGAGTTAGGCCACATCTCCCTAGCAAGATATACGAATTCCGTCAGATCTGGATGTAATGCTGGTTCGCCACCCATTAAAGTAAATCTCATCGGAAGAATTTTATCATTCCAATTACTCATCCACTTTGCAGCTTCCTCTAAAGTAATAGATCCAGAGTGCCCCTGATTCATATAATGTGTACATCCCTCACAAGTTAAATTGCAAGAGTGAGTAACATGTAATTGTATCTCGTGAGGTACTTTTAACATATCAATTAAATTCTTCTATTCTTCGTTTATCCAAATATGTAAGTATTTCTTGTCTCCAATCCATCAACTCATAATAACACTGTTGCTCATGAGCAACTTCACGCAACTCATGATCTGGTTTTAAGACGCTTTCATAAAAAAGATTAAATGCATCGCGTCTTTTTTGTTGTTTTTCCATAATTTTTTAGTTAATTTTTAATCCACCAACAAGAACTCTTTTAGATTTAGAGTATGCTGCTGAATGTGGTATGTTTGAAGGAAATAGCAATACTTTATTTCTTTCAGGAGTAACTTTATATTCACCTTCAGTTGTATGAAGGATGGTTTCTCCATCATTACAAGAATTCAAGTAAAGTATAAAACTATAATCTTCATTATGATCATGTTTATGTACGTGCATTCTACCACCATTTTCGTAATTAATCATATGAACGTAAAAATACTTTAATTGTCTATTTGAAAAATCCTCACATAACAAACGAAGTTTATCAATATAGTTATAAAAGATTTCCGTATCAATATAATTCAAAAGATTTAAAGTATAAAAACAGTTTCCAATCAAAGAACTCTGCTTCTCATCTCTAAAAACTTCTGGATAATTAGAAACAAATTCAAGTAGAAGATTAAAGTAATTACTTACTTCATCCTCTACTAAAAATTCATTCATCTTCAACTTGATCAAACTCTTCAATTGCTGATACTGGAACCTCGTGCTCATTGGCAACAAGATACCAATGTTCTCCATCACGAACTCCCAAATATTTCATTTGTTCTTCATCAAAATACTTTTCGCGCATTGCTGCTTGAATCTTTAGATGTATCAGTTCAGATTGTGAAATTTTCATCAGCATAAACCTCTTTATATTTTTCAATCAGACGATCTCTCATATCATGATATGGAGTTACTGCCATATCATATTCATCCCCAAAGTTCCAATCTTCAGCATATCTGATTGCACAGATAGCAGCTTGAATCATCGTCTTGAGTCCTTCTTTGTCAACTGTAATTTTAACCAGAGCAGTTGGATCTGAGATTGGTTCCATTTTCATTTTTCGATCCTCCAGTTTGGATCAGATACTTTATTTACCCAAAAATAGCACGTTTTATTCAAAGATTCAACATAGTAGCGATCATCATCTTCATTTTTAACTCTGCAAGAATGGAACCGTAGCATATCAAGAGTAAACTGAGATTTTGCTTCCTTACTGATTGGAGATAAGCAAATAAATTTTGTTTTCATTTTACAAATACCGTTCCAGATTGAGGTTGTGTTCGATGTTTTTTAATATAATTGTGTGCAGATTGAACAGTTCTACAAACATCCAATTGCTGCCCATTGTAAATAATCATCAATTGATTGCCAAATGGAACAGCAGCGTATCCATCGTCAGTAATAAATCCTTCTTTCATCGTTTAATAGTAGCAATAGCAGGTTGACCTTCAACAAACACGGTGTCCACAACGTTTTGTAGACGCTTGACCGTGGCAATACCCACGTTGCTGTAAACAGGAACATGGACAAGACCAAAGGACTTAGTGTAATCCTGGAGTTTACCAGGAGTAAGAGTGCCTTGTTGAATACGCTTTACGTCATCAAGATGAAGACGAATAACACGACCAACAGACTGACACATCTCAATGACGTTCATCTGACGCATAAGCACCAGAGAAGTCAAACCAGGGACAGAGATACCTTCACTCAGAATAGAATAGTGCAGAACAATGAACTTTTTGTCAGGGTCAGCACCAAACTCTTTGATGAGTTGGAAGAAGTGCTCACGAGTAATCTTCTGATCATTCAAGAATGCACCATGCTTGCTGGTGATCCAAAGGAGATCATATCCCATGGACTGAACTTCCTTCATGAAGTCAGTCTCAGCAAGCATACGGATCATCACCTTGGTGTTAGGAGCAGCAATCAGAACCTTCTCCATGTGGTCTTCATTGTAAATAGTGTCCAGAAGGGTCATACAGTCCCTCTCTGCTGCTTCCTCGCCCTTCAGACGGATGCTGCCAACGTTGATGGCATTGATCTTGGGAGGAAGAATGGAACCGTTATTAACCAGGCGTGGAGCAGGAACATTGTAGATAATGCCACCATACACATCAGTGTCGTTCATTCCAGGTTTGGAAGCAGTGGCAGAATACTTAGGAGTAGCAGTGAAGAAATAACTGCGGTTAGCAGCAGAAGAGAAATACTTGACGAAAGGATAAAAACTTTTTTTGACTGAATTGTGCGCTTCATCATAGTAAATCGTATCTACAGCAATGTTTGCCTCCTGAATGCGATGCAAAGACTGATAGGTAGTAAAGATCAACTTGTTACCTTTGGTGTGATAGCACCAGGAGAAGATTTGATTTGGTTTAGTCGTTGTAAAATAGGGAAGATCGGCATTAGAGTGAACATGCATAATCGATGCATTAGTAATATGCTCAGCAAACTCGGCAGACAACTGACGAGCGAGCATCAACCTAGGTGCAACGACCACGATAGTCTTATCGCCAGACATGAACTGACGAACAGCATCCATGATCGCCACCAGGGACTTACCACCGCCAGTGGGGATTACGATCATCCCCTTGAGGATGCGCTCCATGATGGCAAGTGCTTCGGACTGGTGAGGACGGAGTTGCATGGGTGTCATAACGATAGGAATATTATACAGCAAAAATTACCGACCAACCTCTGATGAGTGGTCAGTTCAAGAATTGGTCAATGGTGATTGGGCCCATTGTACCATCAAATCGATAATGATACTCAAGGGCATTATAGCACACATAATGCGGGTGATCTGTTGGAACGTCAAGTCTACGACACAACTCTTTATGATTGTCTTCCATCAACTCCACAGCATATAACATATTATCGACAATATGTTGCTCTGAATGATACTTCCTAAGAGCTTTAAGTAGTTGAATTAAGAAGTTACCATCTCCAGCACAGTTATCAATAAAAGTAGAATTTGGATTCCTAAGAACTTCTTCTGGTATCTCAGCAATCATTTTATCAATCAACTCAGGAGGAGTAAAAACCTCCTGAGTCTTCTTAATCCGTTCGTCAGATCTATCTAATTTAGATCCATAAAGTTTATTGTGTTTATTTTTAGAGGACATTAATACGCTTCAGATAATCAACTTCTTCTCCAGTAAACCCAAACTGTTCAGACAGATTATTATAGTCTGTAATTTCAGGCACTTCACCATTTTTAATGGCAGCAGTGAATCCAGTGGTTTTTTTATAATTATCAATATAAAATTGAATGATTTTAAGATCAAAGATTTTGCTTAGACGATTTCCTTCTTCTTCAGAAGGGATAGGGCACCAACAATTAAGCATACCTACATGTCCATTAGAGATAAAAATACCTCCTTTCTTATAAGTGGAGGAGAATGGAACAATAAATTTCAATATATCCCCAGTTGTAGGAACTATATCAGTCCTCGCTATTTTTTTAGAAGTGTGAAATACTTCATATTTTCCGTCAGGGGTATGGTCTTCTTTGGCGATTGCTTGACCCATCTTCAAAGGAATCCGAGGATGATTTGAATTAGCAATTTTTAGAAGAATAGATTTTTTAAGAACATCATCACCAAACATAGGAACTCCATCACGAAGATCCCATTCAAACGTACCTTCTTTAGTAATTACAGTAGTTTTACCTTGATAAGGTTCATTGACAAGATGCCAACGACAAATAGATACTTTTTCAGTAAAATAATCATCTGCAGTATAATCAATCAGTTTAAGATTATAAACCGTAGAGAAGAGTTTAAGAAACTTTTTAAACTCTCCAGTGATGCCAAGAACAGAAGCAGGAGTTACCTCACACAGATCTCCACCAGGAGCAAGCAACTCAAGGTGTTGTTTAACAATTTTAGGCCAGAGTTTATTGTTCTTTGCCTTAGCGGCAGGATCATTATATGGGGGATTAGCAAGAATAGTAGTAAATTTCATATTCGGATGAGAATCAACCACTTTTACACGATTATCAATATATTTTACACGATTTCGATGACTATCGCAACTCTCCCAAACAGTAAGATCCTGAGAATCAATTCCACGCTCAAGAAGACGGGCAGTATGAGATCCGCTGGGATCACCAAACATATAAGTTTGAGACAAATCCTTACAGTCATCAATCATAGAATCCAAAAGATTTGTGGGGATATGCTTTTGAGTTTGTGAAGATACTGAAAATTCATTAATTGTATTAGATACAGAATCCCTCATACTTGTTTGAATGATATTAGAAACAACACCAATACGACGAGTAAGAGTTTGAACAATATGCGAATTTTGGCGAACGACTTCTTCTAAAATACCTTCATAATCACCAGTAACAAAAGGATAAATTTCAGAACCAATCACATCATTAATTGAATACACGTTTTGTCCATTACGGATAATGTAGAAAATAGTCAAAGGAATAGACTCAAGTAATGCCTTGACGGTTTGTTTCTTCAACTCATCAAAATCATCAATCTTTTTTACCCGTTCAATCTCCCGAACAATACAACTCTTGTTATTAGCACCTTGATCATTGAGTTGCGATTCCTTCATCATGGTAGTAATAGCAGACTTAATCTTCAAATTAAAATCATTAAGTTTAGTAAAATCCAAAGATTCCAGGATGCTAGTAATAGTAGAAATAGTTACTTCAGTGTCTGCAGAGAGGGCATCTTGAAGCATCTCTTTGGAAAGCAGTTGAAATCCATTGTTCCATTCATGAATATTAGTAAAATCAACCACGCTATATTGTGAAAGCGTTGGATTATTGTCACATGCAAGTTGAAAAGCCTCATGAATTACACGAAGACAACGTTGAGCATCAAAATCAATTACCCACCAATCATGGTCACCAGAACCACCACGAAAGGCAAACTGAGTCCAGAACTCAATTGAATCTCCTCCACGACAATTAATAACAGTATCAATTTTTTTCGCGGTTAAACCAAGAACATTTGCAGATTGTGTAAGAATTAATGCTTTAGAATGTTCTTTCAAAAAACGATTGATATCATCTGGTCCATTTGTAGTATCGGATGTAACAACCAGAGCGGGGTAATAACAATTTACCAATTCTTGGAAAGCGTGACATGCTTTAACATTAGGCATTGCCATCATATGATAGGTTCCTTTAAAAAGACGTTCTCCAATGCGAATCTCCCGTTGAGGACCAAAATAATTATGAATAAACTCACGAACAAGAGACTCATAAAGGAACTTATCATCTTTCATGATAAAGATATTTTTCATCGCATCAGGATCATCACCAAACAATTCTTTATATGCAGAAGTTTGATATTTTGCAAAAGCAACATTCATTTTAGGACGTGGACGTTCAAATACTCCTTTTTGACTATCAAGTTGTTCATCAAAATAAGTATAAACAAACTTCTGGTCATCTTCAGGGAACATCCAAGAAACTTTATGAGCAGTACCAGAGATGTAACAAGTACGAGTATTAAGTGTATCACGAACCTTTATAAATTGAGAGGCGGTTCCACCAACATGACACTCATCAAAAGCAAGATAATCAACATTAGAAATCTTATCAAGACGCTTAATAATACTTTGAACTGTTCCCCAAAGAACAATATTAACATCGCGCTTCATCCAATATTCAAGTTGAACTTCCCAAGAAAGATCTTTAACAGAAATATACTTGATTGTAGGAAAGAACCGCTTAGAATCTTTCTTCCAAGATTCCTCAGGAGACTTTTGACGCGAACAAATTACCGAAAGTTTATAATTACTATCTACAATGTGCTTTAAAACCATCACTGATTTGCCAGCACGACATTTAGCAAAAAGAAGAAACTCTAGATATTTCTTTTGCTTCCATGCATTGGAAATTTTTTTCAAAAATTCATTCTGAAAAGGAAATGGGTTAAATATTTCATACTTTTGTACTTTATTAGAGAAGAATTTTTCTTGAACCATCTGAACAATCATATCAAGAGTATAAAGTTCAGGATCAAACTCAAAGGTCTCACTATTAGGACCGCCAAGCCTTTTAATTCCAGGAAGAGTATCAAAAAAAGAATGGATTACCTTATCATGACCACGGTCTTTACCATCTTTACGTGTTGATACCTTTTCCCACCATCCACATTGAACATATGCATCCTTGGTTTGAGCAAGAGTTTGCTTTGCTTTACCATAGTCACTGTCTTTATGGCGTTGTTCATAACTAAATTGAGTTTGACCACAATTAAATGAATTAACGCCGCTCTTAAGAGTGTCAATATAAATGTTGACCAGAGCCATGAATAGTATGCTTGTGAACTACTCAAGTATTATACACCATAAAAAAGGGGGGTTGTCAACCCCCCGTCCAATTCAAAGATTGTCCAGTCGTTCTTTGAGTTCGTTGATTTGCTGCTGCTGCTCCTTAATGGCTTCAATCAGAACCGCAACCATATTCTGGTATGCAACAGATTTAGTGCCATTAGGACCCTCATGCACCAGTTCTGGTAGGACCTTTTCAACTTCTTGTGCAATAACCCCAATCTCACGTTCAGTTTGACCAATACGGTTAAAGTATACACCTCTGAGATCAAGCACTTTGCTAAGTGCATTACTAATACCAACAATATTCTCCTTAAGTTTCTCATCAGAGTTTGCAGTAACTGTACCAGAGAACGTAGCATTACCAGCATTGTTGATCCTTAGTCTCTCTTGTGGTGCAGAAGGACCAGAACCCTGTGTACCAAAGATAAGAGCAAATTGACCTGAAGTTCCTTCAGATGCACCCTTGATGTATCCACGCTCTCCATCGTTACCAACATCTCTACCCTCAAACTTCAATCCACCATAGAAATATGATGCATTGAGAGCAAGGTCAGTTTGCTGGAATCTTAGATAATTACCATTAACATCACCAGTTGTATCAGCATTAGTTGTAATCAGAACATCATTTTGGAATGTTGAGATACCAATTACCTTTAAGGTATTAAGATTAACTTGTTGGTTAAACGTGCTGATACCAGTATTAACTAGGAATCCATTGGTAATGTTCCAAGTTAATGATTGTGCCCTAAACTCAACGTTATTCTCAAATAATGTTGGACCAGCAACATAAAGAGAATATCCAACTTTTGCTTGAGTGGTCTCAATACCCACATTTGTAATTGTGGAAATACCAACACCATCAAATACCCAAACGTCAGACACGTTGAATAGACCAGATCCATCTCCCTGGAATGTTCCACTCCACAGACCAACATAATAGTTGTCTGGTTCAGATTGAATAGGTCCAAATTTCTTCCAAGCATTATCATTAGTATAAACCCATCCAAGTTCTCCACCAGATGGTGGCTCTGCATCAAATACAACGTTACCAACGTTACCAGCAATTGCTGGTGTTGCAATTCCAATTGTGTATTCTCTAGCAATAATTTGATCACCTTGGACAAGCAAACTGTTTGCTTCAACAGAATCATTAATTGTTACTTTTTCATTGAATACTGCTGGACCATTAAATTCTGAGACAATATTATTGTCTTTGCCACCATCAACTTTAAGACCTCTGCTAACAGTTAATTGTTCAGTTAAATCAACATCAAAACCAATAGCTTCACTATTACTGGTGAGGTCTTCACCTCTTACCGTTGGAATTGGGGCATTGGTAATTAAATCCTGACCAGTTGCACCACTAGTAAACTTGGTTACTGTATAAGCATTACCCTTATCATCGAGTCCATTATAGAATGGAGTTCCACCATTATCAGATACAGACTGAGATAGAATTCTCTCAACACTTCTAAATTGTCTATCTTGTCTTTCTGGTAATGCCGTTGAGTAGTTACCAGGTCCAAAACCAAGATATTCAAAGGTATGTCCAGATGCACGAATGATAGAGTTTCTTCTAAATTCTACTGGTTTGAATCTAACTTTTCTAACAACCGCACCAACAACATGAGTTTGCTTCTGAGTTCCAAATAATCCACGGAAGACATCAATTGCAGTATTAGAAGTGATAGAATCACTAATACGCATAATCTCATTATCTACAATTAAATAATCACCAAGATCCCAACCCATGTGAGTTGCATTAGTTACCGTTAAGGTATTAATGGTAGGATCAGTTAAAGCAACATTTAATGTTGTCGTAATACCAGCATATTGATAAACAAGTCTTGAAGATGATGCTTCATCTGCAAAATCTATTGCACTGTTCTGAGCAGTAAATCCAATTGGGTAAACTAATCCAGATCCAGAAGCAATTGCTGTTGTTGTACCTACGCCAACATTTACTGCAAAACTTGTTACATTATAAACTTCCGAAATAGTAAATTCACCATTATAAATTCCTTGATTAAATCCACCGAATTTAATTCTATTTCCAACTAAGTATCCATGAGATTTGTTTGTAATTACACTAGCAATACCAGTAACATTATTATATGTAAGTGAGGAAATTCCTATAGACTCTCCAGTAACATAAGCAGTTACATCAGATAAAACAGTGGCATTTACATTGCTAAGACCATTGGTATTAATTCCAGTAATTTCTTGTATGCCAGTATACTGATACCTAGCGTAAATGGTTGACGATGACGATACTTGTATATTTTCATCATCACCTGTTGCAATACTTTGAATTCTGTAAACATTATTATAATCAGTAAATCTACTATCACGAATACCATCAATTTTAATTACGTCACCAACACTATTATGAATATTGAGTACGGTAACATATCCTGGGACCCACCCAGCAGTAGTAGCAACACCGACAACGGATAAAGTATTACCAATACCAAATGCAGAACCACCTTCTACAATTTTAATTGCTGATATTGATCCAGCAGAATCAATTTCGATGTTTGCAGTTGCATATTTACCAGCGGTAGATCCAGCAAATCCAACAAGTCTTGCGTTGTATAGGGTTTGAATACTTCCAGACCCATCACCATAATTTGATCCAGCACTAGTAATTCCAACTCTTGTGATAAAGTTTAAACCATGATCTTTTTGAGTTCTAATAGTATGTGCTGTTCCAGAACTTGATTGAATTTCAACAATTCCAAATCCAACAACAAAATCACGAATATTTTTATTAATAACCTCTTTAGTAATACTATTTTGTGGATTATTAATTTCTGTCAGACCCAGTGGTGATGGAAGAGCAAATGTTCTGGTTTGGTCTGGATCAGAATCTGGATTATCTCTATCAAGTTGTGGATATAGATTTTTGACTGGTTGAGAGAATCTAAGATTTTGGAATGGTGCAACTTGTGGTGATGATGATGAATCAAGGAGTGTTAGGTGATAAACACCATCTTTTGCATTTGGAACATATTCCTGAACTGTTTCCTTTCTATAAATGTAGAAGGTATTATTAAATTCTTTTCTTTCATACCTCGGAAGGTTTGTATTTCTTTGATCAATATTATTGGCAAACAAACCTGGGTTTGTTGTCATTCCAACGGTAAATTCTCTTCTATGAGATCTAGATACAACAGTATAGACTCCATTATATCCAGTATTAGCTAAACCAACAGTATTTGCGGTCGATACAACGTTAAAGATTTGAACCTTAGATCCAACTGACAGTTCATGTGGGACTTCAGTTGTAAAAGATGCTAATCCAACATTACCATCCCAATTTGCATTAGAAATAAATCTAGGATTCCTTAACTCAGAGGTATTTGATAAAACTACTGGAGCAATACTCTTAAATTTAGCAATCTCAGGATTAGTGAATCCAGAAGTAGTGCCAGATTCTTGCATGATAAATGCATCCTCTGGAGGTCTGCCAAGAACGGTAGAATCTCTTGGAATAACATATCTGACTTTATAAATTCTATCCTCAAGAGATCTGTTGTCAGGAGTTCTAGTAATAAATGTTTTTGGAGTTGCCCTACCTAAAGATGCGGTTCCCAATCCAACAATCGTGCTGTAGATTGAATTATTGCTAGCACTTACTGTAATAAACCATTGACCAATAGTACTATCATATTGGATGGGGTGTCCAACATCTCCAGACTTTTTATCAGATACTCTAGACTCAATTTGAAGAATACCACCCTTACTATTAACAGTAATGGCAGACAAACTTACAGTATCATTAAAGGTTTGTGCTAATTTAATTTGATCAGTATTAATTCCCGAAGTGATTGCATAATAAACTTGATTATGTCTTAATCCATCAGGAAGTTCACCATCATCACTCAAAATACGAACTGATTCACCATTAATAAATTGGTGTGGTTCAGTTGCGGTAAATATATTGGATGTAATACTATTAATACCAATAGCTGTTCTACCTACTGTAGATAATTTGGTGGCAGTTACCTCATAATTCCCAGTTCCTTGGGTATTTGGCATTACAATGACTGCTTCTTTAGTCACACCAACGTTACCAATGTTGATGACGACTTTTAACTTGTCTTGGTGTTTTGCGCCAATTCGATAACCTTCTAATACAGACTTAGGAGGAATATTTCCGTTAAACTCGTTATATAAGTAAAGTCTTGAAGTATTACCTACCGAAATAGTTTTTTCAACGTCGATAGGAGCAAACTCAATTGTTACCTCATTATTTTCAACTCGTTGTGGGGGTAAGATGTGAGTAAGATATCCAGTATCATCTCTTGGGAAAGCATCATTTCTGAATCCTCTACAAACAAGTGCCCTTGCACCAAAGTTTGAGTTAGAGTTTGTAATAGAATGGTCTCCACCAGATTCTGCAACAAAGTGATTTGCATAACCAATGGCAAACACAGATACCAACTGCAAGAAGGCATCGTTTGATGCTTTAATGTGAAAGTTTTCGTATGCTGGTTTGTATACTGCAGAAGAATTGGTATGAAGGTTTGCAATAGCAGTAGAATCCTCATAAACGCCAGACACTGCATTATATTTTACAAATGCATTATCGTCCTTCTGTAAACCAATGCCAGTAAACTGAGCAACAACCATGGATTTAAATCCATCAGCTTTGCTACCATCAGCATGAAGTCCACACATTCCGTAGACGGAACGTAGGGAACAGTTGAAGATATATGGAGAAGCAGAAGTAACGCTATCAACGACAATATTAAGAGTTGGTGCTCCAGATACAATTGCAGGAAGGGGATTTGAAGGAGCAGAGGATACTTCGTAAGTAATTCTGGTTGAACTTTCTACCGTTTTAATAACAAATGATCCATTATAACCGCCACTAGGAATACCCTCAATTCTAATTGGAGTATCTACATCTAGTCCACCAACAGATTCAACAATATCAACAGTAATTTTTTTACTTGAGACTGAACCATCTCCAGCCCTAATACTGGAAATTCCTACGTTTTGACCCTTAGAACCAACGATTCTAAATTCATCAATCTTTGATTGAACATCAAGAGAAGCACTTGGAAAGTCTGGACTAATATCTCTTCCACTAGAAGGACCATAAACTAATCCAATTTTTTGATAGTAAATATCAAGATCAGTTCTGGTTGTATTATAATTTAAATAAGTATCGTTAAATTTTACAGGATTAACGCCATCAGCATACTCAAAACAGGTTAACTTATGGTGAGAGAAGTTAGGAACAAACTTTGATGTTCCATAATCTTTATATACGTTTGAGTTTGGATCTGCATCAAAGAAGGTAAACTGATAGAAGTAACAAGTACCAGTTACACGGAATAAACAAGTAGAATCAACAGTATTATCTAAAGGACTTGGAACAAATCTTGGGCGAATCTTTGTTTTACGAAGATCCATACCAACGATTGATGTACCACGGGGAATGATAACTCCACCGTAGACAGAGTTCATCTTATAAAGATCATTTTCTGGCGAGTCAATATCAAAATCAGAATTTAAAGTAAATTCTGTAAGGTCATTAGAAGTTGCACCACCTCTAGTTAACCAGTTATTACCAGAGATTGGTGCATTATGTATTGGTATCCATCCTGGTCTATTATCGATGATATGTTCACCAGGATAAACAATGATAGTTGTTCTACTAAATCTATCATTATCAAATCCTTTTTGATATGAAAATCTTGCTGCTTCAATCAGCGCCCTTTGAATTGTTTTAAAAGGTCTAACTAATGAGTTACCTTGGTTTTCAATACTATCTGTAGAGTCTATACAGGAGGGATCGACGTATAGAATATCGCCTCTACTATTCTTCAAAAAATTATCTAAGCGACTAAGACCCATTTTATTACTCTAGGATGGCTATTATGATTTATTTATTCATACTAAAAACCATAATCAGAGGTTTATTTTCCTGCCAAAATATATTCTACAGTATTTGCAACATCCTTCATAGCATCTCTAAGATCTGGTCTTTGTCCCGATTCCTGCTTTATAATTGGTCTTGAATCATCGCATAATATCCATCTCCATTGCTGCATTTCTTTACAATACCACAGATTAATTTTCATTTACAGGACTACTCCAATCGTTAGTAAAAGATCTAAGATACTCTATTTTTTCTAGCATTTCTTGACTATCAAGAACAAATTCTTCATTAGCAAAATGAAGTTTGCAGTTGTATTCTAATGCAAGATTCATTATATAGGATCTCCTGAATTTGTCATCTGGTAAAGAGAAAATACTAAACAAAATGATATGGTCCAGATTAGTATACTTTATAGAATACTCCAAGAATGAGTGATTTCTTCCTTCATTATCTCCAGTTTGATGTGGGAACTTATATCCCATTCTAGAGCAATATTCTCTAACGGTTAATGTTTGAAAATATAAGTCAATATATTTGGTTTTAAATCCCTCATACTCAGCATAAGTTATAACATTTTCATGTGGAAGAATCTCAACTTTACGGGATTGAATATCAGTATCATGTAACCGTCTAAAATATGCTCCTGGCCATTTTCTATGTGGTTGACCATCTCTCAATAACAACCTAACGTCAATACTCATTCTGGTTTTACCAGTTCTATTTGGAATTCCACCATGAATATTCTCTTGAGTAAAAAGTAAGAATGTCCCTGGAGACATGCTTACTGGATAACATTCTTGAGCACAGACTTCTTCTAATTTTTCATGAGACCATTTTTCCTCCTCAGATCTACGAGTAATTTCCCTACTCTTATCAATTCCAATAATCTGAAGTGAATTAGTATCAAAAGTTTCTGTAAAAGGCAACCAAACAGTTCTCAATCCAAGTCCATTACCAACCCATCTACCTTGATGGAATGGGAGAACTGTTCCATTCTTATCTTGGTCTGGAATTGTTGCTCTGATGTTACCAAACTTTTGTATAAGAATATCTGTATCTAATTGAGGAACGACATACTCCTCCACCATTTTATCAAACAACACATAAAAATCAGTATCAACAAGATCTTTAGTTAGATGTTTTACTAGTTCACCAACAGAATGTGAAGGAACATGTTCATGAAGGTATTGAAGTTCTTTTACTTCTGGATAATACTTTTGAACTAAAGACAATAAAATATCCCCAAAAGGATATTTGTTCATATCATATTGGTTATGTGTAGCATCAAATATACTCATATCTATCTTTACTCTAAGCCCCCGACTGGATTTGAACCAGCGACCAACGGTTTACAAAACCGTTGCTCTACCACTGAGCTACAAGGGCATTAATAATCGTCTAATTCTGCTAAAACTTCTGGATTTTCTAACTCCATCTCAAAGAAGCATGGATGTGCTTCTTCCATTATTAAATATGCAGATGACCTGAATAAGTCTTCTGCAGTATATATGCGGTTATTGTTAGCTTCAATAACAACAGATGGATCTGCTTCTTCTTCTTCGGTTAAATCATCCCATGTAAACGGTATAGAATTAACGAAGTACATCACAACAACGTTTTTTATACTCTTTTCTGGAGAATGCCAACAATAAGCTTTGGTGAGTCTAAGCTTCATTCTCTACACCTTTTTTTATATTTAGTTTAAGGAAGGCGGAGAGTTATACTCAATCCCTTTATTATTCCTTCCAGTAGGGCGAGGGGGACTTGAACCCCCACAGGCAATGCCCGACAGATTTTAAGTCTGGTGTGTCTACCGATTCCACCACCGCCCCATAAGAACTTACTCTTAGTAAGTAGGTGGATGATACTTCAAATATTCCCTAAAAGTCATTTTCATTTCTTTTTGGGTCATTCCACAGTGTTTTGCTGCGGCAGGAAGTGTCATCATACAATTAAAAAGACCTTGGTTTGCTTCCTTGACATTCTCTGGAGTTGTCTTTACAGGCATTTTAATCAGGTCAGAATAAAGAGGTTTTTTTATCATGGTTATTTAATTTGCAAATCCCCAGTAAAGGGGAAGCGAATGACGGGGATCGAACCCGTGACACCAACTTGGAAGGATGGGATGTTACCGCTACACCACATTCGCGTGTGGGGTAATCAGAGAGAAGATCTAGGCTGAGACTTGGGCGACCCCTCAACTGATTACTCATATATTATACGAAGTTGCTTCTGGGTTGTCAACCCCCCCCCTACCAAGGTCCCCCATAAGCAGGGTTTGATGAGATTCCAATTGCTTCTTCAATATCAACAAGTTTTTCAATATTCTCTTGCTTTTGTCGGTTAAGTCCCCACACCTGCAATTCATAATCACCCTTTACTTCTTGTGCTGCGGTTGATGCTGTTGCTTGACTACCAGCGGTAGACCATGTTGAATTATATTGATTGATTAAAGAACTTACATTTACTGCTGGTCCAGTAATATCAAATACTTTACCAATTTCAGATCCACTAGATTGGAACAGTCTAGTGCTAACCCCAGCACCAAGGTTGGAGCTTGTCAGGACAACAAATCCTTCTCCAATAAATGGAAAATCTGAACTATAATCTCCTCCAGATACTTTGGGATAATCATACACTCTTGCCTGATCTGATGTTAAGGTCCCATATGCAATAATAACAGTTCCCAAACCAGAAATTCCAAGACTTGCTCCAGTAGCAGTTGCAACTCCAGATACTATACTCCCATATTGAGAGGTTATATTTGAAGTGCTAGCACCATATCTTGTAGTTGTTAATCCAGTATTTCCACCAATAGCAATAATCTGACTCTTTAAACTATTTGCGGAATTTATACTAGTAAGTGTTTGACTTGTCGCTTCCCTAGCAGGACCAGTAAATGAATCCCTCAAAGAACTAGCTATAGCAATTCTTGGTGGTAATTTTTGTTGTTGAAGCAGATACATCTGTCGATCTGCTTGCAACCTATCTATTACAATTCCCATAAATCATTATATGTGTTTTTTATATTTATTGTGAAAATTGCTCTATTATTAACTGGATACATGAGGAATTGGGAAGACCACTTCTCAAATATCCAGGAAAATATTATAAAAAAATATAACGCCGACGTTTATATCAGTTCATATAGTTACTCAGAACTTTACATGGGTTCTGGAATAATACAAATTGACACTAAAAAAGTCATAGAGGCATATAAACCAAAAGAATATCTTTTTAGAGATGTAGAGACATTGCCGCCATTTAACTTTAAAGATGATGGATTAGAAATTAGTGGTAGAGAATGGTCTTACAGAATATTAAGACAATGGTATACAAATTATCTCGGATTACGATTATTCGATCCTAGAGATTATAATACTGTCATTAAATGTAGATCCGATTTTTCAATTAGAAATTTTAAATTACAATTAGATCAAGATCTGGTTTTACCAGTATGGAAGGTTCATCCAGGTCCATGTAATCCAGAAGACTCTTATGTGGATTATTTTGCACATGGAAATGGATATTGGATGAAGAAATATCTCAAATTATATGAACGAACAAAAGAGATGCACGATAATGATTGGGGTGATGTCTCGCTAGGAGAGACTCTAATCAAATCATACATTGATAGGTATATTGGTTCCGAACATATCACATTAGATTATGATATGGATTGGAAAATGAGAGATGAACCTTGGATGTCTGAGGTTCAAAGCATTTATAAAAAATATGATCCTATTAAAGTTGTAACCACTGAGAAGGGTGAGTAGATCCTTGATGGTAGTCTGGATTAAATGGATTTAAAGTAACTCTAATGTCTCCAGGAATAACCAGTCTTTCTTCTTTTCTTTCAGCAAACTTTTGAGTAAAATGTCCAGTTTTACTCGGAAAAATTAAAACACTACCCTCAATAGGAGTAATACTATAAACATTACAATTATATCGGTTATACCCAGTAATTAAATTCTTTTGAATTGCTTCAGTAAACATATCACCAACACATTCATTGGGATTTTTTTCTTGGGCAATACAAAACTTATCGGATGTCTCACCTGTACTTACATAATAAACAAAACTCAGATCTGAAGCGTTATGATTGTGCGGTTTTACTGATGGGGTTTCATCATCTTTGTGATAACCAACCCAGGATTTAATGATATGATAATCTAATTTTGAGTGATCAACACTCAAATAATCAAAGTAATTATCAACATGAGTCCGAAGTTCTTGAAAGAATGGTTTGCATGACTCTTTTTGGTGTGCAAAAATTCTTCCAGAATATTCTGGACTCTCGTTCTGATACCCATCAAACCAATAGTCACGAAGTTCATCAAGATGATTTTTGATTTGTTCATGACACTCCACCATCCCCTGGTAAACAATCAGAGGGAACGCTTCATGTACTCGGTGCATCACTTACCGTTGATATTATATTCCCTATTATCTCCTGGATAGTCTGCTGGTGTCAAGCCCTGATATTCAGAAATATTCTTTGAGGTATCAATACGTTCACCATAAACCACATAATCGCAGTTAATAGCAGTTCCCGCATTATTCTTAACGTAAATTTTATCACCCCATTCAATACGATCTACAAATAATTCTTGCCAATGTCCATTTGGAGTGAGATTGATAACAAGAGTCTCCATATCAACAAAGTCTTTCCAATAATCTGGAAGTTGAATATAGGACTGCTCTACCAATTTACCCTTTAGATACACATCTGCAGTTGGTCCTTCTAAACAAATATATCTAAGACGATGGTCTTTTTTAGTGGGATGCTGAATATCAAATGACTTTTTGGCATCCCAAATAGCAGATTTTGCATTCAAAGATCCAACCACAGCGGTTTTAACATCTTGTGCTTGAACAAGTGCATCTGCCTTAAGATTACCAACCTTAACATTATAGTGAATCCAAGGAGTACATGCTTCTGCTGGATAATCAGGATCTCCTGTAGTTGATTTTAAAATATAATCAAACTTAGCAGAAAAAGGTCCAGTAATACCCTCATCAAGACAGGTACTTTTATTAGTAAAATCTGCTACAAAAATATCTGCCATAATTAAATCCTCTTGGTATCATAATGAAATCCAGATACAGAATATTCATCATTATTGCCAGGATAATCTGCTGGTGTTGACCCTTCATATTCTGGAATCAACTTTTCTCCGTCTTTACGCTCACCAAAAACATGATAATGACAATTTATCGGTGTAGATGCATGAAGGTATACTTTATTATCTGAGATTTCTCTAACAATAATATTTTGATGCGTTCCTACTGGAGTAATTGAGACTGTAATACTATTAGAATCTACCAACTCTCTCCAGTATTCTGGAAGTTCAATTATGCTTTTATTTTGTAATTTACCCCTTATGTATACATCATTAGATGGCCCTTCTGGGCAAGTATGACGTAATCTCCAACCATCTTTTGTTGGGTGAGGAATATCAAAATTCTTTTTAGCGGAAAGGATATGTCCACCACAACGGGACATGACTTCACCTTGAGTAATTAGATTACCACCAACATTTACATTATTATTTGTATCAATAACTCCCAAAAATGCTGATGGTCCATCAACAGCTATTGAATAAGGATTATTGATTCCAGTGCATAATGCTCCAGGAATTAAAGGAGGAATTATTACATCTGAGTTCTCAAGTGGACCAACCATCAATGTGGCAGTAAGAAATGGTGGAATTGAACCAAAAATTCCTGGTCCTTCACAATAAAATCCACCTCTAGTTTGCAAGGGTCCTTTACCCAAAACTAAACTAGGATCACCAATACCACAATAAAAAGTCTTTTTTACCTCTAAATCAGGAACCTTCATCCTAAAATTCCTCCAGTTTTTTGTTGTGATTCAAATTTTGAAGTCCCTTTAGATGGTTTCAAGGTTGTACAAGAATCAGCACAATCAATTAGTCCACCATAAAAATTAAGAGATCCGTTTCCTACTAATTCAAGTATCCCAGAGCATAAAAATTTGGCAACAGAATCAACATTTGCTTCAAAATTCTTTGTTGTCAACTTAATTTTTTCATTACCCTCAATGTTGACATATCCTGTTTTATTACCACTTCCATTGGCAAGAATGTCAATCATTTTTGCCTCTAATCTAATTCTGCCCAAAGGGGCAGATATTGAAATGTCACCATCGGAAGATCTTAACATAAATCCCATATTATCTACGGGTTTCATTCCACAATGTATCTGATAAACGCCTGGACAACGATTAATCGTACTGCCCTTCATTTTACCAGAAGATCCAAACATCAAATATTGTTCACATGGCATTCCATGTGGACCATTTCTTAATAAAACCCCTGCATAAGTATTATTAAGATTAACATGACCCAATTTTAAATGTCCGTAATTACTGCCCAGTTCTACTGGGTTATGGAGTTTTGGTTTTCCCATTAGTCAACTCCTCCTAGGGGTAACCATA